CTGAGACTGCTTTTATGAAACAAGCGGTCGATGAGGTGACTAACCCATTAAAAAAAAATCAGACGACCTAATCTACGAATATACGATCTTCCTGGCTAACGGCCGTGGTGAATTGAGCGAGGACTGGCAAAATCTAATAATCATGGAAAAAATGGGTTGGACGTATCAGCAATTGATATGCCAGCCTATTTTTATTAGAGATCTATTGTTGCTAAAATGGAGCTTAGAGGGGCAAGATCGACAGCGCCGCGAAGACGAAACAGGATCTAGTGCGGACAGTGATTAAAACAAAAATAAAATGGCAGACGTAAATACTCAGCTTGCAATCATCATTAAGGCCCAAGATGAAGCAAGCTCCCAAATTAAAAAAATATCTGAATCGGTAACCCAGCTTGGTCAAGAGGGCGAGAAGGGTTTTGGCGCTGCCGCTTCTGGAGCTGGCGTCCTTAAGGGCGCGCTTCTGGAGCTGGCGCCGTTTTTGGCAATAGGCGCAGTAATCGGCGAAGCATTTAGTTTTGCAAAAAGCAGTCTAGAAGCATTTAGCGACAGTCAAAGCAAAGTAGCGCAACTGAATGCAGTGCTAAAATCCACCGGCGGTGTTGCAGGCGAGACAACTGAGGACTTAATAAAGCTCTCGGAGCAGATCCAAAACACAAGCACTTTCAGCGATGAGGCAGCACTCAGCGTCGAAAATATGCTCCTTACTTTTACGAATATTCACAAGGATGTATTCCCCCTTGCCACTCAGGCCGTTGTCGACATGTCGGTGGCTATGGGTACAGATTTGGTGAATCAGTCAATCCAAGTCGGCAAGGCGCTCAATGATCCTATAAACGGCGTTCAGGCCCTGCAGCGCGTAGGTGTGAAGCTTACTGATCAGCAATCAGATCTAGTTAAGCAGATGGTGGAAACAGGTCGAGGAGCTGAGGCCCAAAAAATCATTATAGATGAGTTGATGCGCGAATTCGGTGGATCAGCTCTTGCTTGATAGCTTGCCCTCGAATCGACTGTACCGTTCATCCCACTGATCGCGTAGATTAGGTCGTCTGATTTTTTTTTAATGGGTTAGTCACCTCATCGACCGCTTGTTTAATAAAAGCAGTCTCAGAATTTGGCATATCAAGAATTGCCTCGACAATCGAAAACACCACGGCAGTATCACCGTCTTTTACGTTGTCACCATTTTTATGGCCATTGATTGAAACAATCACCATTTCCCAGGCCTTATTTTGCGCCTGAATGATGGTTTCTGAGGTAACTGCGGGCTTCTGATCACCGCTGATATCCGTCATTTTGGAAAGATACACCTGCTGTAACTCTCTTTCTTCTCTGCCGGTAATATACGTTTTTAATTCGATCTGATTGCCACCAGGGGTGGTAATCATTTTGGTTTCTCTATTCATAATCCTTGATTTGTCAATTAATATTTACAAGTACTAATTAAGTACTAATTTTCTACTAACTAGTAGTAGTCTAGTATGCGGTGGTGATAAGATTCCTGACCACGCACTGCAGCATAAGACTGTCACTAAGGGAATAATGCGCCTTGAATTTAAGGGTTTGAGTAACCAAACCATTATTGTCAATCTTGCGGGCGATTTCGCTAAATTTACATTTTGCGAAATCTAGGGTGATGGTGGGGAAGCTGGAGGTACCGATGCCAGTTGTGCCAAGCATCTTGATTCTCATAGCCTGATACACGTCACCCATGAGGTTGGTGTCGATATAGGTACGAGCGCTATACATCATTTCGATTTCACCATCGACTTCAAACTGTTTATTCAGCCGATCAGCTGCGACTACGCTGCCCAAAATAAAGTCATCTTCAACATTCTTTTTGAAGTTAACTTTTACCGACTTAACGGCAATCGTTGAGGCGGCGCCCAAACCGCTGTATGCGTTATCAAAAGCCACCGTAATCATTTGTGGCAAAAATGCATTTTCGGTAGTGCTGAACGATGGGGTTACGTTGCCGGAAGCGCTGGCATTAGCTCTGAATTTAGCTTTATAAATAGCGTACTTTTTCAGCTGCATTTCAATGCCCATTTCAGTAATCATGGCCAAAGTATACTGCCTGGAGCTTGCTCCGGAAGCATTTGGTTCTGACAAAGAGATGGTAAGACTTGGGTGCTGGGCAGATTTCAATACAGTGATCGTATGGTCATAGACCGAAGTATCGCCGCCAACCTGAGCTGCTGAATCACTGCCCAAAAGAGCGGTGATGAGCAAACCAAGCTTGGTGTTGTCAATACGGCCAGAGATTTCACCCTCGGACCATTTTTCGCAAACTTCCATGTTTTCACTGTCTTCGATGACACCAACACTGCTGTCATCGAGCACTTGAGTAACCTTGTCGTCAATGCTCAAGCTCATTTTTGGCATCCAATAAGTAGGTGCCACGGCGGTACCTCTGCTGGATTCTTTAGCAATACCTACATTGAATAGGCGACCGATAATTTTAGCCATACGTTTATTTTTGTTTTACAAATATTTTTATTTGATATCTTTTTCAGCCATTTTTTTCGCCAAAATTTCGTTGGCTTCCTCTTGGCTAGAGGCTGTAATTGTTACACCATGATCAGGGAAAAAGTAAGATTCTTTGGTCTTAATTTCTTTTTGTTCTGAGTTCATGGATTTGTTTGGTGCCGAGTTAATCATATGCGTATTATATCACACTATTACTTTTTAAAAATTATACGATCAAAACCGAATAATTAGCTTTTACGCTTAGCTCCTGGGCAAGGACTAGCCCATTTAAATGGGTAAACTGGGTGCGCTTTCCGACATTGACCGCGTCGCACCAGTCGACCACTGGAGTCGAACCGTTGGCAAGCTGGTAATCGCTCTCAATTGCTGCGATAACTTTATCGGTGACAAGGTCCAAATTAGTGGTTGCCTGTTCGAGCCCGCCAACACCGTTTACCTCTTGGTAGATCACTATTTGGTAAGTAATAGTGCGCATGTTGTCGACGTTCGTAAGAAAATCATCGCTATTGTCAGAAACATCGAACGTACATGACGGATACCCCAAAAGCTCTGCCCTATGGAAATCATCGACTCTTACAACCCCAGTATCAGGGTCGGTAAAGTCAGTAACTGTTGCGATTTTTGCCTTAAGCGCTGCGCGCACTGTTGTAAAATTTGCGGACATGGCTATTTGATTATTTCTTTAGTGATCGATTCGAGTGCTTTGCCGAATTCAATGTTCACCCCATCTTGTGCCTGTTCGATACTGCGCTGGAAAAATGGATTTGCCCTAGTTCCCTTTTTGGCGATACTGGCAGCAACTGCGTATGGGTTTAAGCCTTTCTTGTTTGCCCATTTCTGAAAATCAATATTATTTTTAACCGGAACCACGTGGGGTCTGGTCCCGAATTCAATATATGGGGCGTATTTTGTCTTGCTTGATAGCTTGCCCTCGAATCGACTGTACCGTTCATCCCACTGATCGCGTAGAGCGTTATTGACCCCAACTGGCGCACCGTTGCTTTGCTTGATAAACGATAAAATTCTCAAAAAAGAAGCCCGAATCGCCTGACCGACATACTTTTCAGATACGGCAGGGAATTTGTCAGCCATTTCTGAGACAGAGGCAAGATTTTTAATTTCTATCGTAAATGCCATACTAGCTTGTTTCTGGGAGGGTAGCCACCGCCTTTTTATATGGCTCACGCCCTCGATTATGCCTTGCAACGCCACGGACGTTATAGGTCAATCCATCGATGACAACTTTGTCACCCTCGGCGATATCTATGCCGTCCTGGACCAGAATATTAAATGCCTTGCCCCATTGGTAATTATTCACCGATGCCTGCTGTTCGTTCATGGGTCTAAGGTAGCAGCGAATTCCGGCATTAATCTCTGTCCATGATCCATTGGTCCCGGAATAGCTCAGTCGCTGAAGGCTAGTTATTAAGTTATTTTGCAAAAATGTGCGCATATTATTATGCGGTAAAACGAGCTTTGCTATACCGTCGTATTACCATCATGTCAGTTGGTTGAATCTGAAAATCGTATGCCTGTTTCTGTCCTTCGATTTGCTCTTCGGATATACCTTGAGCGCTTCGGTGGTTAAAAGCACGCACAACCAAATCTGTTGCCAACATTGTCAAATCGAATGGCAAAGTATGGAGAGCGCTATTGAGTTCGTTTTGGAAATCAATGAGGTATCCGGCAGTATATACGACCCTTAGAAGCTGCCTGCCGACTTTAGGCAGTGTTTTTCCGGTAAAACGCAGCATTCCCCGACTTAGATAATCTGGCGTGGCATAATAGCCGGTGTCGTTAAAAACGGTCCAGGTTGGGGTGGCAATGTTGCCTCCGCGAATATATAAAATAGGTGCAGGGCTTACCGCCACGGGATATTGTCTCAAAAAAAGATATTCACCACCCTCGGTATCGTACTGTTCATCAAATGCTTGCTGTAAAAAAAGCCTGTTGCACATCGTTTGTATGAGCTGCGAAGTCTGATTGATCATGTCATCAATCATCGCATCATTACTGCTGTCGCTGATCGAAATACCCAAACGAGATTTTACTTTCCCGCGGCTGGTTAGAGCGAATGGCAATAATGTTGCTGGCAAACTCATATATTTTTACTATAAAAATTTTGGTTTTTATTTTTGTTTGTTTTTCAAACCCACAAGGGGCAAGCACTAGGCTTGCCCATTGTCAGTTTGTTGCTGCGTTTGGTCGCCACCATTTTTATTTTGGTTTTGATCATCTTCAGGCTCTTGCTGAGCGTCATTTTCAGTCGTATCGGTTTCTTCTGCTTCACCCTTTAGTTCTTCCGATGGGGCTTTTGTTGCCTCATCGTTCACTGTATGGCGAAGTTCCGGAGCAGTTACTCCGATATTTTTTTCTTCTGCTTCTGCTTCACTGTATGGTTCAAAATCCTGCTCGAGTTTGGTCCCAAGCTTCAAAACCTCAGCCTCTTCGTAGAGGCTTCCAGCTTCGAAAAATTTATCGCCATTTTGGAAGTTATGTAATGCCTTATAGAGCATAATCTTTTTACTAAATGCTTAGAGTGGACAACGAATGGCTAACTACACCAGCGAAGCCGTGTTCAATGTTGAGCTCTGATTTACTGATTGAACCAATAAAAGAATTCCAACATTAAAGCTTGCGCTGTTACCGCTAACGATGGTCAAAACCGGCTTAAAGAATCGGTTCAGTCCTCGCTTGAAGGCAACCATTGCATACTGCGCACCACCGCCGTTACCTTTTGCAGTACCAGGGAAAGTGGCAACCGTGCTGTAGCTGCCGCCACTAGTAGTCGCACCGGTAATGGTAATAACACAAGTATCGGTAACGTCAGTAGCTACGGCGCCAAGACTAGCGATAGCCAAAATATCATCGTTTATATTGGCATCAACTTCGACAGCAGATCCGGTAAAGGTCGAGGTCTTGGTAGCCTGAGCCATTAAGGTTACCTGCTTGTATTTTTCAATTAATTGCTGCATAAAATACTATTAATATTTGAGAAGCGGCAAAGGGGGATTTGCCGCTTTTGTTTAGCTTAGGAAGCCGAGGTCTTGAGCACTGCAAAGGCTTTTGGCAAACCAACTGCAACGGCATGGCGGTACGTAATACGTACGGCGGACATGTTTTGTGCAAAGAGGTTGTCGGAGCCAATGGTGGCGCTGTCAGAGATGCTTACCTGCATATCTTGGCGCATACCCCAATATAAGTGCTTGAGGTTGCCGAAGATAATGAACGGAGTGCTTACTGCGGTGGTTGTAGGCATCTTATCGCTAAGATACACTGGATAACCCCACAATGAGCCTGCGATTGCAGTTGGGTAGCCCTGAGTAGCGTTATTGCTCAAACTCGGGTTGCTGGCTGAGAAGAAATATTCTCCGCTGCCGCTTGTCTTAGTGATTTGAATCAGCTGCCATACGGTGCGGTGCATGATGAATGCAGCACCCTGCAATGCCCACGGTTTAATGTTGGCAATGAGGCTGCGACAGTTATCAGGGGTAGCAGCACCAGTAAAGGTGCTCATACCGGTACCGTTAGCGGGCTGAACAACCGTAACGCCAGTATCGTTTAAGATACCGGTGAAAGGTGAGCCGTTACCGGCCAAACCTTGGTTGTCGATATCACCAGCCATTGCTTCTGCAAAGAGTTCAACCAGAAGGTTGACCACGTCAATATTGGCGTCAGCCAATAATTCGTTGGACATTGGGGTTAGACCAACTGCAGTTTTTGCCACCAACTGTACCTGTTCGAATACTGGCAAAGAGACAGTACCGGCGACGGTTTCGCCAGGGTAATAGATGGTAACAGAAGAAGCAAGGCGGGGGATATTGAGGGTGTCAGACTTCATTGGATATTTGCGGGCAAGTTTTGCAACAAGTCCGAAATCTTCAACGATACGATTGACTTCTGCTGCAAACTCGGTTGGGACGTTAAATCCACCGGTAGCACCAGTTCCCTCGTTCAAGCTTGCCTTTAATCCCAACTCCTTAATGGCGTTGTTATCTCGGCGATAGACTGCGCTGATAAATTTACCAAACTTTTCTTTCACTTCTACTGCTTTTTCAGCAGCGGATGGAGCGTTAAATTTGGTATTTGCATCAAAACCAATGGTTTTGAGCTTTTCATCAATGGCAGAACCACAAATTTCCGTAAGCAGAGTTTTAAGTTCGCTTTCGGTCACTTCAAGCTTTTTTTCCTGCGTTTTTTCTTTAGGATCCATATTTGTTTTTATTTCCGCAAACAACTAACACGCTCGGTCAATTGAGCTAATTGCCAGAAGAACCAAATAATTTGGATAATCCAATATTGATCGCTTCCAGCCCTTTTTGGGTTTGTTTGCTGCTAATTTGCAATCTTTTTTTGACTTCGAATAGAACATCTTTTTGCTCATCCTCGGTCATCGATTGCGTTTGTTCGACTTTTGTTTCTTCGTCAGATGGCAAATCCCCGCCATCTATTGCTTTTCCGCCCTCATCGTCAGAGGCGGGTTGCGCGTTAAGCACATCGCCCAAAACGGAAACTGCTTTTTGAGAACGATCGATGCACTCATTTGCGTGATCGATCGCCTGCTGGATTTTCTTTTTATTCTTATCAGAAATCTGTGCTCCGATTTTTTCGCTTGCCTGGAAACTGGCTACGATAAAATCAGCAAATTTCTGCTTTTTAGATAAATCAAATTTCTTCTCTGCCGACTCTTCGTCTTCTTCTGTTTGCGGGTTCTTTGCCCACTCCATAAGAAGCTGCGCTGTTTCACTGACTAGCTTTCCAACATCTTCAACAGGAGTTTTGGCATCGCAGTATACATCACAAAATGCGTACATGATTTCCCATATTTCGCGCATGTATGCATACTTCTTTTCCATCATCTCCTCAGCGCTGAGCTGGTCGGCTACGGCTCCCTTAGCGGAATCTGCCGCTTTTTCAATATCGGTCCGAATCTTATCATCCAAACCTTTCATACTGCGCATGAGCATGAGAGCCTGAGGGTTTGCCGGAACCTTTACGGCAGAAACCTCCAATAGCTGGGCTTTTGTAATAAGTTGACCATTACGTTCAAGCACCATAAAGCCTACGGAAAAAGCATTGAGCACGCCCTCATCGAATAAGGCTTTAATTTGCCCAGCAAGGGGGCTGGCTTCAGCGCTCGCGAAAATTAGATCCATTTCAAGTCCGCTGGCGGTAACTTGGATATTTTCGTAGCGGCCAATTGGCAGGGTCTCGGTTCCGTAATCGTGACCATACAAGGCAATCGGATTAGATTTGAAATTTTCAAGATCCCAACCGTTTTGGTCAATGACTTCTCCCTGGCGATCTACAGAAGCGGTCGATGCTAAAATATGATATTTGCCATCAGCCTTTTTTTGCAGATAACCAATAAGGTTTGCTTTATTTTCCATAATTTTAATTTGTTTTTGTTTCAGTACTAAGCCCTAGATATGCGCTAATTATACCACTTAATTTGCGTTTGCAAAATTTAAGCCGGTAAATCGGGTATGCATTTGACGTAGATGCCTGGGTAGGTTTGGATTTGAGTACTAGGAAAAGTGATTTGAATTTCGCAAGTATAATCACCAGCGACATCAAAATCGGTTGCCTGAGTCGTGTACTTGCAGGTACCAGCAGCACCGCTAACGATGGTCATAGATCCTGAGAATTTAATATCAGGAAAGTCAACGTGTTGTGCCTTGAACAGCAGGGTAGCTCCAGTAATGTTGACTACGGAGCTTCCAGAGTAGTCTTTGATTGTGAATGGAATATCTACAAGTTTGTCTCCACGAACATAATTTATAATGGTAGGTTGCATATTATATTAGGGCAAATTGATATTATTATTTGTTTTGTTTATATTTTTTGCCACATTATTCGGTTTTACAGTAGCAGATAATACTGAATCATTTTTAACCGCAGATCGAATAATGTATGACGTTATGATGGACCGAACGATACTGCTTGCTCCGTATATGCTTTTTAGAAGTATCTGCTTTAGTTTTGGGATGAGACCAGCGAATACTCCGGCAACCAGAGTAATCGAATCGGAGAATATTTTAACGCTCATGGCAACAAGCTGCTCTGCCAAATTTATCGTTTCCACAAAAACCAAAAGCGTCAGAAAAACTATTGATTCAGCTATTGTTGCAGCATCCGTAAGGGTCTTATAAGCCTGCTTTGTTACAACCAGTATATCATTAAACGTCGCTGATTCAGTAAAATTTCTTGCTATTTGCTTTAGGAAATTTTCAGTTGCGGTTACCGAATCGTTGATCGTCAGAAATATACTATGCAGATATTGGAATACTTCGGTAATGCCAACAGTATCAGCAATTGATCTGGCAACCTGCCTTACTATGCTATCCGCGACAGAAAATGAATCACTGATCTGGCGGGAAACCGATTTCAATAAGACATCACTCGGGGTAATTGAGTCGACAAGCTCTTTTAAAATTGCAGCGCCCTGGGTAGCAAAATCTTCGATCATGGTCGTGCTATCGTCAAGAATCCTGGTCAGCTGCCTATAAATAGATTCGATTACGGAAATGCTATCACTGCAGATTTTCGTAATTTGTTTGGTGAAATCTTCTAATATGCTGAGTGTTTCTGAGATCTGAATGCTTACGAATCTGTATATTGAATCCGTAAGCGTAACCGCATCATCTGCAAAAGTTATGAAGTGCTGGAGCAGGGTCGAAAATATCTCGGTAAGTGAAATACTATCAATGATTGAGCGGTATGTCTGTTTAACAAGACTTTCACCCATTAGGGCAGTATCAGTTATGGTCCTGAAAAAGGTGCTCAGGGTCTCAAGCGTATCAGATGGGGTGATCGATTCCACAAAGGTTTTTATTGTTTGGAAAGCAATCGCGCTGCTGGTAGTAAGCTGGTCAGAAATATCTTTCGTGATCTGCCTTAAAACCAATTCCGATGCGGTTATTGATTCGACAAATTCTTTATATGCCTGCTTAGTAAAATTCTCTATGATTGTTACCGATTCAGTCATTGTTCTAAAAAGCGTTGACTGAGCAAGGAAATTTTCTACCATTGTTACCGATTCAGATATAGTTTTGTATACCTGTTTCGTAAATTCTTCAACGATACTTATTGCCTCATCGAATTCTCGGAAATAGCCAAAGGCAATACTAGATGCTGCCGTAGCGGCGTCAGCGAAAGCTCTCTGCGTTTGGTTGGCGATTGTAGAGACAATTGTGCTGGCATCGGCAAGTACTTTAGTGGTCTGGTTTGCTATTGTCGATGTGGTGGTTGGGTTATCTGTAAGCGTTTTTGTGTAGTTGGTGCCTGAGGCTATAGTAGCTAAGTGGCCATAAGCTGTCATCGTTGTACCAGAAGATCCGCCGGTTCCAACCGTAAGTCTATAGTTAATCTCGTCTGTAGCAATCACGCTTACAGAATTACTTGTGTCTTCAAAATACCCTGTAGTACCAGCAGTTATTGACGCAGATAAGGAGCTGTTAGCGTTATTAAGTCTTAGTACAAAAGTACCTGCGGCGGTCGAATCATTGGCTGATATATAACAAACAAGTTCTGATGCTGTATATGCTATTCGAGATTTGACCTGAGTATTAGCGTTGTTTTGCCCAACAACTGGATCTCCGTCAGGATAAAAAAAATCGTTAGCGCCGACAGCGATGCCGCTATTGAAATAATACATCCCTGCCCATTGAAAAGCGTCGTCTGTAGTCTCAAACTCAATAGCTATTAGTTGTGAATTCCAAGTACCAGAATTAGGACAATTAACTAAATAGTTAACAAGATCATCAACCGAGACACTATCAGTGTTGGTGGTATCTTCAAATATCCCTGTAGCGCTGGCACTAATACTTAGGGCAACGTTTCCATTAGCGCCGTTAATTCTTGTTCTAAAAGTAGTGGTGGCGCTTTTAGTGTTTGTGGCTAGGTAGCAAAATAAATTTTTTAACGTACCCGCTTGTTTAAATTTATATTTAATTTTAGCGTCTTCGCTATTAGTATTAACAAACCGCCCAAGAATATTGCTGAAATTATTGGTTGTGCCGGTATAAGAATTTCCACCAGATATGACGGCAAATTTTTTAACTGTATTTGTATTAGCTGAAAAAACAGTAGATATACTTCTAAAGACCAAATTTGTTCCAGTGGCGCCGGTTGTTATTTTTGTGCATAGTTTATCGCCAGCGGTCACAGTATCAGTATTGCTTGTGTCTTCAAATTCACCAGTAGTAGAGGCTGTGATGCTTGCCGACATATTACCGTCAGCACCATTAACCCTAGACTTCAAAGTAGAAGTAGCACTTACACTATTCGCAGAAATTCTAATGTAAAGCTTACTAAGCGTACCTGCTGATCTATAGGTAATTTCTTCGTTAACTTCATTAGCATTAACAGAATTAATGCAATTACCAATAGCCTGATAACGAGTAAGAGATGTGCCTATAGTCCCAGAAGTACCGGTGCTAGCTTGTACTATATTAGCCATAAAATTTAGTCGATAGAAACTTTGTTTTGTCCCACTAGAGTATCAATATCACTTTTTAGTTTAGCTTTATCTTGAGCTTTCAAATCTTTGTGACTTATTTTCAAATTGCGGTTTTGATCAAAAGAAAAGCTAAAATCTTTTGTAAATTCTTCTACGGTCAAATTAGGGTTTTTCTCTTTTAGGATTTCGTATACGGCAGCGTGAGCTTTATTCTTTCGCTGATTTTCTTCTAGGACGGTATCCAAATGAGCCTTTTTTTCGTGGCGTGGCGTGTGTGCTCCGCAGGTCTTAACGCTCTGGCTGTGCGTGTGAACTCTATCCTGTTCTGGTACTTCGCTATCCCAAGTGTATTCGATCACACACGAACAAGTATCAGGGCTCCATCTTGTTGTTTTTTGCATATTTTCCTATATAAAAAGGGTACTCGGATTTTTCGAGTACCCTTAAGCCTTTAAATTATTAGAAGCTTAGGATACCTGAACTTTCCAGGTGATCTGTAAGCTGTCTCCAGTGACCACGTTAATCGCGGTAAATACTTGTCTAGCAAGCATTGTGCCGTTGGTGGTGGCATTAAACAATCCTGCTTCGGTAACAGCAATGGTGGCGGTAAAGTTGATTGTGCCTACGTCCTGAGCGGTATCATTGGTGACGCTGGTAGTTACTCGGGTTGCGGTGGCGGAAGCAATGGCGTGAACACCGCTTGCTCCGGTACCATCTGCCTTAACTTCGGTCCCAAGAGCAGTGTCGCCAGCTGCTGCAGCTCCGGTGCCAGTGCCAATACCAATAGAAAGGAAGGCTGCTTCAGATCCTGCGCCGTTAATGCGGCTGGCAATACCAGCCTTACCGGCAGATACTACGAGGTTAGAAATCAGACGACTGTCGGACATTCCACCCAATAGAAATGAGAAGTGCTTTAGCCAGGTATCGCGCCATAGCGGGCTTATAATCCCGGCATTAAGCAGATATCTGGACAATCTATTATCCTGAAAGACCTGCTTAACATTACCGAATTTATCCACCAGCTTATACTCCACATTGTGAACCATATGCTGAGCTGATTTTAAGTTTTGCTCCTTGTTCATTTTATTTTTATTTTAATAATTTTAATTTTGGTTTGATTCAGAAGCTTCTGCTAGCACCTTTCCATTCAGTGCTTCAATCGTCTCATCGGCTTTTTTATGAGCCTCTTCTCTGGCAGCATTTTGAATGGATAAATCAAGGTCCTGCTGGTAAACTTCGGCGTATTTGGTAACATCAGCAATAATTTCATCGGTCGGTTTGTCTAGTGGGTACCCATTAACGTGGTGATGTACAGATTCACCCTCATCATTGAGCAGGTCAAATGGTACTTCCAGAAATTCGCTGCCATCTTCCTGCAAAATATTTTTAGTTATAGTCCCAAATTGAATTTTGAGCATATTTATTTTTATTTTGTTTTTACGATTTTATATGCCAATTATAGCACAGGGGATCAATCTTCAAAAATTGGTATGGTAGTACACTGGCAATTGGGATGGACTGGTGGAGCTTCAAGATTATTGCTGAAATTGGTCCCGATATTTACTACCTCATCCGATACAGTCAAACAGTCTTCGTCTTGCGGATCAACCACTATCCACTTATGCTTTTTAACTCCGGCCTGCTGATAAGCTTCAACCGCTCCAAAATTTGCGCTTGCAGCAACCTCGGTACGTGCAATCCGGTCGGTTCTAAAGTCTCGGGCCTGACCGTAAACGGCAGCAACTCGTTCTGAAAGCTCGCCGACCGTTTCCCCGGCATCCAAGCCCTCCCTTAGGGTATTAAACAGCTCTTCCCTGGTCGTTTCGTTGATACTATCAGCAAAGAATTCAGAACGTTTTTTTATAAACTCATCAACGCCAGGAGCGGTGATGTCGAATGTTAAACCGCTTCCAGCAAGCTGCATTGCCTGACCACCACTATCCTGAATATATCTGGTGATATTAGGGGTAATAAGGCTAATGGCTGCATCAATGGATTTTTCCTCATCAAACAAAATATCTTCTGCCGTATCTTTTTTTGCTTTTTTTAAATTCTGTAAGACCTCTTTTTCCTGAGCCGTAAAAAATGCCTTGACTTGCTTTTTTAGCGGATTTTCATTGCTCTGAAAATTGCCGATCCATAATTTAACGTAATTATCGATCGCCTGTTGATTCAGCTGTTTTTTTTTATTGACAAACTCCTTAAACTTACCTTCAACTATAGAATTTAGTGACATCTTAGCTTTTAGATTCTCGCCTGAAGCAGAAGACAACAATTTTATATTTCTGTTCGGTTGCGGTAACTCTTTAACAGTCGAAGCTTCACCCAACCCTTGTACTGCAAGAGGAGCCATGAGCCAGTCGCCGCCATCTATAGGATCAAGCCCGAGTTTCTGGCGAATTTCGTTTCTGGTCATCCATCGGTCGACAGCTTTGTCGTACATGTTCAAATCAGCAACCTGATCCTCGGGAACAGGGCTTTCACATCCAAGCGTATAGTCGCCGTATTCTGGAATCAGATACTCGTTGAGATGATCAACGAAGCTAAGCATGAGTGGTTTAATTGTTCGATCAGCGAAAACAAAATTCGTAGCTTCTGCGTTGGCTCGATTGACGTCTTCAACGATGCCAAGAGCTGTTTTTGGCACCTGGAACATGGCCATGATTTGGTCTCTGTCCCATTGTCTCTGCAAAACAAAATCCATCTCTTTCTGGGTGCGGCCGATTTCCTGCCACTTCATGCCGCCCGAAAGAATCGCAATCTTGTGTGCATTAGTCTGGCCCTGGTGAGCCTGCTCCCACTGTGCCTTAAGACGGAAGAAGTCATCATCGCTCATCGTGCTGACCCCATCCTGGTACAAAACGCCATCAGGACGCGCGCTATTCTGGAAAAACGAGTAATTCCACTCCTGTGCGGCATTTTCGGTGTCTACGGCCCAGCTAGCGGCCTCAACGATGCCCATACCACGGTGTGGGTATGGGTGTTCTGCCATAGGATTAAAGTTTTTGAAGTGTAGAACTTCCGAGGGGTTGAATGGTACCTTTTTGCCATCAGGAAGAATATATACATATCCGGCAACCTTTAGTGGCTCTGATTCACTCGGTATAATCTGAACGCGATCAGGTCGCATTATGTAAATTTCTTTGATATCTCCCTTGCCATCCTTACCGGTCCGCGCTAAAAACCAAAAAGCATTACCCTCTAAATCCAAAAATGCTTGAGTTGCCTCAAACAGCTGGGTTCTGGTCATGGATGGATTAACCCAATTAAGAAGATCAAGCATTGGATTTTTCAGAATCTCTTTTTGATTCCTGTCGTATAAATGCAGCTTGATATGCTTGAAACCCTCGCTACGCGCTTTAACACAGGCATATACCCAACCCTTATACTCCTGCAAATATTTAAAATTATTTCGATTACCCATCAAATAGGTACCGATACGCTGGCCAACAAAAGAAACAAAGGGCAGCTGCGTATTTGCGTTGCCCTTAACGATCCAGCTTGCCAGTGAGGATTTTATTTTATCGAACATAGATTTTTATTTTGGTTTTTAGGCAATATTTAATTCTAGTATATCACAATAGCAGAAGATTATATCCAATGAATACTAGGTCTGCCGACATTCACCAACTGCTTAATACTAAGCAAAACCGCATCCATCCGGTCATCGTGGGGTTCCGTACCAAAGTTTACTATTTCGCTTTCTGCCGCATCGTGGGTGCCGTCATCGGGGAATAAAACCTGCTGTGAGTCAAAAAACGGTGCATAGGTTTCGAGATTCGCTTTTTTATCCATGGTTGGCTTAATCCCAATTGCCGGAAGCTTATACTGCGTCTGAAGTTGCTCTATGGCTGCCTGTTGATACTGGACATTTTCAACCCCCAAGGTAAGGCTGCACCAGGGGTACAACATTCGATATTTCAAGAAAATGCGGTTTATCTCTTTAAGAGCATCGTTAAACCCCCACCTGCCGGCAATATTTTCCAAATTATATATAGGCATGGAAAGACCCATGGCTGCAACATTAATCGAAGTAAAGTCTGCCGTCTGCTTTTTAGAGATCGCCAAGTCAACGCCAATTGCGATGCGTTGCAATGGCTGTGGGTCAGTTTCTTTTGATCTACGCGGCAATGTTAAGTATTTGTGTATTTTCTTAACAGGCTGCCCATCGGGAGCGACTATTTTAAGCAGGTATTCCCTCATGTAGTAAATTAGCCCTCGACCCTCAAGCTCTTTGATTATCTCTGGGGTAAATTTCTCGGGCCATCGATTCACATTATTTTCATCAAATAACGAGAATTCATGAAGTATGCCCTTAATTTTACCGCTCAATATTTTACGCTTAAGTCGGCTCGCTACACTGTCCTGGTGCAGGAGGTTGGCAAGCATTACGAATTTTCCGATCTCCGTATCAAGTGCTGGGAGCAACTCAGTAAGCAGCCACCGTTCGTCTTTATCTCTCTGCTCCTGGCTCTGTACGTCATCACTGTTTTCAAAGTCATCGACAACAATTAAGTCAGGGCGAAATTGCTTGTGCCTGAGCCCACGGACCTTTTGACCGCGTGAACGTGCGATTATGCGAACATCGTTCGTGAGCACAATGCTTGTTGCGCGCCACTCATTTTTCTTCTCGCCTTTTTCCTTTTCTTTTTTATAAATATCGCCAAAATCCTTATGAAGAAGGCTTTCCTGATCTTCTAGCTCAGCTATGATATTCGATATTAAAAGCTTTGCCTGCTCAAAAGTATCAGACACTAGAATAATGAAGTGTCGTTTTTTGAATACCGCGCACCATACAACAAAAATGAGCGCTGCAATCGTTGATTTTGCGCTTCCTCTAAACCCAATTATCTCTAAAAATTTTATATACTCGTCCTGAAGATCCCCATATATCTCAAGGTGAAAATCGGGAAGTGGCGTAAAAAAGTATTTGCTAAAATATATAGCACCAAAAAGCGCTGGACTAGATAGTCCAAGCGCCTTGCGTAGTGTCATGTTGTGAATCGCTGGAGCTAGAACATCGATAAGCTGTCTAGGCAGAACCGGCTTGGGCGCTGGCAGCAACTTTATTTTTACGATGCTCTTTATATCCCAAAACATAATTTAAAGCTTTATCTACCATGTCTTTTTCTTGCGCACTAAGCGCATTTTCCGTTTTCATGCGACCCAATTGCCGCTCGAAGATACCCGCATCAAACATTTTTTCAAAAAGCTCATTGGAGATATCTCGCAGCGCCCTTATTGCCTGAATTTTATCGGAAGTTTCAATCCCTTGATCGTTTATGAATGCCCAAAGTTGATTCCTCGCCTCATCAGCCTCGTCCTCATATTTAGCTAAAGCAACAGCGATAGTATTGTATTCTATGCGCATGGTCCGCTCCGCCCTTATCTTCCTGATCAGCTTTCCAATGTAGTTTTTGTCCAAATGTATAGGATCCACAGGATCAGACTCAAGAGCTTTTTGGACAAGTAAAATAGTCGCCCCAGAATTCTGGACCAATATTGACCGGATGCGCGCCATGTATTGTTTTGTGATTTCTTCTCCGTAACGGGCCATATGAATTTAAAACTTTCTTTTGTTTGGATTGAATGTTTCTCTAATGGTGGATTCAATGAACGAATAGGCGATATAGAAAGGTTTTTCTACGATGGTAATTTCAGCAATTAAGGCATCTGCAGAAGCGGTAATAGAATATTCAATAATTACACCATTAACTCCAGCCCTTCCGGATTTTATATCCCCAGTAAAATAATCGCTGTTATCCCTTACCGACTGCAGCAAATCCATAATCGGTACGTTCATCGGCAGCTTAATATTAAATTTATACATCTTTTTTCAAATAATGATTCATGGTATATCTCTGGTCTTCGTTGAGCTCTTCCATTTTGCTCAAGCACCAAGACAAATAGTCTTTTGGCACTTCGCTAAAGAGCTGACCGCGATATTTTCCAAACTCGATTCGGCGAAGGAGCAAGGGCTCTTTGGTTATCCTGATCATATCCTCGACGACCTCGTCAATAGTTGCTTTCCCTGAGGCGGTCATGGTAAAGGTTAGCCAATTAAAGACTTGTTCAAGAACCATGACGTCACCCTCTGCCTCATGAGCAGCCACCTCATCTTTAAACTTAATACCAAAACGATACCTGAAATATTGGAGCTTGTAGCTAGGCTCATCAAGCAAGAATTTAAGCACTTTATAGGTGTCGATATATTCCCCAACTCTTATACCCTCTTTCTGAAGCATGGCTATATCGAACGGAGCATTGTGGGCCACCATTACAGCTTGATCCAGCATGGTTTGAATTTGCACATCATCCCCACTTCCAATAAATGCCGGCGATGACTCCACTCTTTCGTTGGTAATGTGATGGACAGCCATGGCCTCGTATTTAATTGGAAGCGGTGGTTTGAAATAACGGTTTACGCAGTGGTTTTGTCCCAGAATTTTATATGCAACCTGGATTAAACGATCTTCCTCGTCCAACCCGGTACATTCTGTATCTAAAAATAATATACTTTTTTTCATGTTTTATGCTCTTTTTGCAAGCTCTTTTGCGTAGCCGGCAAGTTTAATATAGGCGTGGAATTTTCCGCAATCGCAGTACACGCTAGGATTAACTACTCCACTCTCGTCAATGACGTGGTTACCTCCCTTGCCATTAATCTCAGCTGCTGATTCACAAAATGGACAGACAAAAATTGCTACGTGGCTATTGCCATTGGTTGCAAAAAACCAGGCTGCAGCATTTTTTCTTTGGTCTTCCCAGTGATCAATATATTCGATTTCTAAAATATTTAATTGCATTTTTGTTTTTTTGAACCTGTACATTTTGTTTTTCCCAAAAAAATATTTTTTATGGCTTATCAGAGGTCAAAAACATCTATTTGGCTTATTCAAGCACAATCGATTTTTTTATTTTCCGCTTCCAAAACCATACAGGCATCCACCAAGGCTTTTTTAAAAATTCTTTCTGAAGCCACTTGCGGGCTTTATGCATCTTCTGTCTCCGCAGCGTCCTCAGGCTGACTGTTTTCATTTGCGATCTTCTTAATTCTAAAATCTTCTATAGTCAAAGGCTTATCTCTCTGGCTTGTCCGGTTAACATGCTCAACCAAAAGACCCATTAGATACCGGCTAGAAATTATCAGTGGCCCAACCGCAAAGGCTTCAGGTTCTTGGATGGTAACTCTGCGGTAGGTCGTTTTTAGATATTTATTTGTTCTCGGTATGTTCATTGGAGTGGGTCCTTACTGGTGGCTTAATAAATTCGTTGACCATGTTAATTACCTCTTCAGCCTTACCTTCTGCGACAAGTTTTTTGATACGAAACTCCTCTTCGTAGCCAAGCTGCAAAGGTTTAAGCATTGGGACATTTATTGACTCTGGAGGGTTAATTATTCCATTGACCGGCTCATACGTGAATGGTGGCCACTCCTTACTGGCTATAGTAAAACAAAGAAAGCCGTTTTCATCATAACCGCCATCATCAGGACCAATTAAGCATATTGCGTCCTCTGGCAAGCCGTTTGTAATCACGCTATACGCTATTTTTCGCCCCCTGATAAGCATTTCAAGAAGCAGCTGGGGGTTAACCCTCAAGATCTTGATTCTGTTCTCTGTGACGGCATTTGGTACTATATCCTCCTCTTCTACCTCTGGTTCCGGTTCGTCTTCCTGATACTGGATATTTGTTTTTTGCTCAATGGCCTTGATATCAATTGGACCAAAGGATTCCAAAAACCATTTTTTCAATCTCTCCCACATAATTTTATTTTTAGTTTATATATTATTTAAAATATTTTTGACAATTTGGCGCCTGATCTAAGGCTCCCAATTTTTGTATCAACCGGCAATTCGACTGATCGTTCATCGTGGTTTGCGCTTCAAAGTAGACGATAAAAGCATATGCAATTATGACTATGATCAGGACGGCGAAATAGAATTCGTTATCTTTCATACAGCCCTTTTATTGTAGAAATAGTTGAAATCGTCTTCGCTCATTACTGCAAGTCGTATAAAATCTATAAACCCGATCAATGCTGGAATCAGGCTCCAAGCAAATGCAATATAGATTAATCCCATTATATTTTTACCCAAATAAAATTTATGGATACCAATACCCCCGAGGAACAATGCCAATAGCATGGCGGTAGTCTTATTTTTCATAAATAGCAATTATTTAATAATTAGTTTGGAAAATTTAATTCTCCCTGAGCTTTTTCGATGGTCACAGTTACAGCTCCGACAGGAACCCCGATACCTTTTTCGTCGGTTACGGTCTCGATTACGATGCGCGCACCCTTTTCTGTCCGGCTTACGGACTTAACCTTTCCGGGAAAGGTAACTTCATTTGGCATTTTCTTCTTTTTTAAGAGTAAATATTAACAACTCCATTATAGCATAATATTTATGCTTTGCAAATCATCGGTTATGGGATATATCCTAGCCTTTATGCAAAACTTATCACTTAAAAATTTTGATTGCATTAAATGTTTTATTTTTCGGTCGTCAGTTATATACCCTCGGGACACAATAATGTCAGTTAAGCATTTCTCGAGATTCCCGGTGTCGGTAATTGCAAATACTTTGCTGGTTAAAAAATATTGGTAATGAACAAAAACCCAGCCCTGCATAGTCTCTTTGGCGGGAGGAAGAACGCGGCAAATATCCCTTTCGTATATTCTGTACGCTGGAGTTTTAAACCGTCTGCCCTGCCATGCGTGATTCACGGAAAGCGGGGCGACCGGCAATTCTATCTCTATCATTTTATGTTTCTTTTGTTTTTAAAAGGTATCCGGAAAACCGGATACCTTTTTATTATTCCTGGCTTTCGCCGGCTGCAGCTTGCTCAGTGGATTGTTCGCCATTATTGTCGGCAGTACTCTCCGCCTGGGCTTCGGTGTTTTCGGCACCGGTATTTTCTTGCTGTTCATTTTCCATATATACCAAGATTAATTATAAACGTCGTTGACAACATGTTGGTATTATAGCACAAATTACTTTCTTTTAATCTCAAATCCCATCTCGTTAATTTTATCAACCAAATGGACCACCATCGATGTGATTGGCTTACTTTCAACCCAGTCATATGTTGTTTGCTCATCATCTGCGGCGCACTCCTCAAAAGCGTTCATCAAGATATTATATTGTAAAGAATTTTGACCACCAAACAATTCTTCCTGTCTTATTTTTTTCATTTTTTAGTCTAGCAATAAATTAATTAAAAATTCTTTGGTTTCATCTGATTGGTGGTCTAGGTTGTCGTCTTTGAGATTCCATTCAAAACCTGGTTCACCATAATCAAGTTTGAAATAAAATATACCCTTATCAAGACTTGTGGTTTCGTGTGCAAAACCATCACCCATCGCCAACAACACATCAGCAAGCCGAATAGGACGACCGAGGATTTTGAATTTTGGTATTTCCTCGTCAAATCTACAAAACCTTGCCCATTCAGGAGAGTAAATTTCTAATATTCTTTCGTCATAATCTTCACCATTATATCCACCATTATCATAATAAAGTATTATTGAAGTATTTTTAGGATTTTCTGTAAAATCTTTATCACCATACCATACGTCTTTATCTGGAATTTCAACTTCACAACCAAACTTCAACTCCATTATTTCAGGGTTAGCTTGTTGGATGATCCTTTTTAGTTGTTGATATTTTTCTAAAAACATAGTCTAAAAAATAATTGGGTGCTCCAAAGTATTGCCTATTTTTTCCAATAATTCTGGTGTAATCCCATATCCAAGGGTAGTCTCGCTCGGTACATGTCTTTTTAGTAAAAAAAAGCCGTTTGAAAAATAAACTTCAAATATTGCCCGCTCTTTCTCTTTAAAGGATTTTCGAACCAATAAGTCACCCTCATAAATTTCATTATTGTTCGAATCAAATAACCCAGTAAATTCACCAATTGTTTTTGGATCAATTTCATACACAACTCCGTGCACGGTTGATATGCACCAACGATTTACCCCTGAAGAAAAACTATCGGCTTCGAAATTTTCTGAAGTTAGCGGCGTTTTAAAAAGATGACCATAGACCCATTTTTCTGGAAAACCTTCGATTTTAACAGTTTTTGCTCGAAATTTTATTCGCCTCATATAATTTTATTGGTTGATTTCGTTATTAGTATACTCTGAAATTAATTTCAAAATTGACTCCAAAGACTGCAAATTTTTTCCCTGACTCATTACGCACAATATATAGGGGTGTTTAGTGTAGATAATCCCGCAGTCATGCAGCTGGTAGCTGCCATTCACTTTTTTTGGGGTTCCAAATTTATGCGCCACCCTGGTGTCGATAAGGGCCTGAGTTATACCCCTATCAAACTGAGTTTTAAGCAGAAGATCAGTCGCCATTTTTGAGCTGTATGGCCCCAAAAAATTTTGCTGATATATTGCCAATAAAAATTGTGTAAAATCTTTTGGACTTATGGCTTGCTGGTCAATATTTGTGCTGAATTCTAGGTTAAAATCATTGAATATTTTTTTCATTCTCTCAGGACCAACAAAGGCATAGAGTATATCGGTGGCTTCATTGTCCGAGTATTCGATCATATATTCAAGCATCTCCCAGGCGTTTTTTGGCTGATTCAATTCAAGGGATTTTAGTGGCTTATAAAACTGTCCGGCATTTCTGTCTTCAGGCGTTACTCTCATAAAGTCTTGGCTGTCTATGGTTGGATCCTCAGTCTCCATCTTGAAATAGGCCATCATCAGGGGAACCTTATACAGGCTTCCTGGATTAAATTTTTGATCCTGGCCATAGCCAAAATCGGTATTAGAAACAAGGTCATGAACGTATACCCCAACTTTTTCAATCGCCGGATCGCTTTTAACCGCTGCATAGATCTTGTCTTCCCATGTCCAGTGATTTTCTATATGCGCGTAAAAATAAATTACGGTGCCTGGTATTACGATGAAAAGCAAGAACAGAAAAACCATCTTATCGAAAAAAGTAATACCGGTTATTTTATTGCTATTTTTTTGCATCTAATTTGTTTACAAATTTACTTCTTAAAAATTGCCTCAGTCGTATCATCTCGACCACCGCGCCGCATCTCTCCTCCATTGGTTTTTTCATAAGTATGCCCAAATACGTGCCTATATAGGCATCAATCTCCCAAAAAATTTTGAATTGTGCGTTTTTTACTGAATCATGATATTTGCTTTTCCAAAACTTTGAAAGGTCTTCGCCCATAATCTCCTTTTTCCGCTGGTAGGTCTTTTTATGGCTTGCGCGCCGTTTCTCAGGATCCCGATTTTTGCCATATTTTTCATGTCTTTCTTTCATTAGTTTTGTTCTTTTTTCTTCGCTTAAACAGTGAAAAAATATCGTAGGAACAGTTACCTTGTAATCTTTGGCAAGAGAATTCATTGTCGCTCCGGCTTCGTGCTTTTTCCTAATCTCTTGGATCTGTTCATCGGTCAGCTTGACATTGAGCCGCTTCGATTTTGGGGTTAATGGATATCTCATAAAATTAATAAGCTATTTAACGCCCTCATCGATCACGGTATTTATCTCATCAAAAATCTGTCTTTGAATACTAGACTCATAAGCCGTGCAATCCAAGCACCGAATTTGGGTATACCTTAGTTCCTCTTCCAAAACCGCAAAAGTTTCGTGGCTGCAAATGATCTTTGCCAGTAATTTCTTGCAGCGATCGCATTGCACTTTTCCCTCTTTGATCAGATCAGTTGGCATAAAAGATTAATTTTTCCGTTTTTAATTTTAGACGCACCGCCACTTTTACCTCGTGATCTACCATTAGATCCGGGTATTTGTGTTGATTATGTAAATCAAGCCTTTAAAATTTTGCTTTTCTGGCCCTCAGAAAACTACCAGAAAATAAAATTTTTACGTACTGCGGCGCAAATCACAGGGCCGGGTAAGAGTGGCCAACTTATTTACCCCGGCTTTCGCATTTGCGCCTCATACTACCATTTCAATCGTTTTTGTTTTTCGACACCGATACGTTTTCAAGATGTTTTTTTTCTATTCCGTTGCTTCTTGAAACAACGGTCAGCTATCCTATTGTCCGTTGTGGATAAAGCTATTGCGCGATCACAAGCTATTTGCTATAGTAAAGCAAATAGCAATTATATTTAGCGATCCTCACACCCACTGGTAATCCAGTGGGTTTCGCTTTTCCTATCCCCAACGCTTTTATATTATCGTGCCTGTCACAATTTTAAAAGATCTGCGTTGGGGATTTCTTGTGGGTAAGTTGTTAAATTGCTTAATTGATGCCGAATAATTTTTTTATAGTCTGATCTTGTGATCTTCCCTCAAACTCAGTAGCAAGTTTGTTGATCGAAATTAACATTCGTTCAGTAAACTCGCGCTGCAAAACTATATTTTCTTGATCTTTTCCGAGTGTTTCATCGAGAAATACTTTTGCCAAAACAGTGTATTCGACAATTAACATCGCTAGGGCTTTTTCCTTCGTAACTTCCAAACCATCGTGCATTTGGAAGTATATTGGGTGATCTTCTTTTTTGCAGGAAACAAGTATACACATAAAAAATAAATTAAGTTGTCATCGGTTCAGTTTCTTGTTTTTCTGGACTGATCTGCTCTGGAGCAACCTCTTCGATGGTTACTTTAGCTGGTGAATCTTCGCTTTTTACCGTTTCCTGTATCGGCGCTTCATTTGGTTCAGCTTTTATATTTTGAGACATGAGCTCCTTGTTGATCTTATCGATCTGAGAGTTCTTAAGATCTTCTATTTTTTCAACCACGATATCGTAAACAAAATTTAAGTAGTTTTTTGCATTGTTGTCATCCATGATACCCTGCTTCTGACGCAATAGGTTCCTCAATAAGATGACTTTATTGCTACTAGCCGGCATATCCTCGCCTGTTTGGCTATTCGCTAATCCTGGGGCATTTTGTGCATCGTCAACTGGTCTTTTGATATCCTCTGGGGCCATATCCTTAAGCGTTGCGATAATCGCGCCGTAGTTTGGCTCCTCAAGAGCAAGCTGGGTGTTCAGGGCGATGTCGGTTGCTATATTCTCTTTGGTGTCGGTTCTCAGGCCCAATCTCTGCATTTCTTTCACTATTTCGCGTTTCTGAATCAGGGGGTTTTCTTTACCTCCAGCATTCCATTCCGCCAGCATTTTACCGGCAATTTCGCTAATCACCGCTGGGGCCTTGTCCTGGAACAATCCGGTACGGTCTTTGGTGCTTACCGCAAAGTGGGTAATATCCAAATCGAATGAAACCGTCATCTCATAATCGAAGCCCTCGCGCGTGATTGATTTCAGGCCGATCTTTTCCGGTACAGTTACTTTTTTGCCATTTTTTTCGATCTCGTTCATTGCGTAATCTACTTTGCTTCTTCCGCATGCAATGATGTGAACCGATGAAAACAGTATTTTTGAAATGAATTTATTGTGCCGAGGCGTTAAGCTGCCCCAGATAGAAAATGCATTTTTAGCGGTCTTGCCAAGTCGGTCAGCCTCATCGAGTATGCCACCCTCACCGGCCCATTCATGGGTTATGCTGTCGATGATAATGACTTCCATGCCTGAATTTTCGCAAGCGATTATTGCGTCAATATAGCTTTCAGGATTGAATGGAGCGGTAAGCGTAAGGACGTTATAGTTTCCTAGGTCGCTGTACAGGTCGGCGCTGCCGTTTTCGGTATCGATAATCGCGATCTTGTCCCAACTGCCACACAACCCATACGCCATTTTAAGCGCGCTCATTGTTTTCCCTGATCCTGACGGTCCAAATACGCCAATTCTTAATTTTGCTTGGCGGCGCTCCGCCTTATGAAGTGTAAAATTTTGTGTTATATTGCTCATGTGCTTTCTCCACTAACGCGCTTGTTCGGAGCGCGTTTTTTTATTTAATGATTATTCCCCGGTGCTTTCCCGGTGTCAGCTTGATAAGTTTGAGCCGCGCAAGCTCGCGGAGATAATACCAGGCCCACTGCTTGCTTCGACCGCCGCAGGCAAGAGCAATCTCGTCTAGGGTTGGCATATAGCCATGATCATCGTAGTAGTCGCGAAGGTAATCCAAAATCTTTGTAATTATTTCCCCACGCGCTATTCGCATCGACCCTATATTTTTTTTGGTCTTTTCCATACCTATATCCTATTGGGTTTTATTTTAAAAGTCAAATGAGAGTTAAAAACAATTATTGTTGATAAACTAGTATTTATCCACAGAGTTATCAACAAGTAATTTAGCTTCCAACATCTGCCACTGGAGCAGAATCACCAAAAAGTGTTTGCTGGTTTGGGTGTATTCTATTTTTTGGGTTTCGGCAAATTCTGCAAAGCTCAATTCTTACCCTGCGACGCTTGAAGCTGGTTGCGCTTTTTTGGCAGCTGGTGCAAATAAAATAATATAGCCGGCGTTCCTTATATTTTTTCATTTTTTATTTTGTTTAACCAAGAGCTGCAGGATACATGGTGGTCTTCTTTAATCTCAAAGTGCATATCGATATCGATGCTGTCACCAGGGTATAGTGTCCCAATCTCCTCGAGGTATTCGCTAACCCTCTGTGTGGCCCGATTGAGTATCAACTGCTTGTATTTAAATTGTTTTAAATCTAGCATCTCCTCCGTCTCGTCCTCTATACGAAAACTGTCACCGGCCATTACGTGAAGCTTTTGCACCTTGCCGTCTTTCTGAATAAGCAGTGTGGCGGTATCGACTGGCTCGTGGTCATCCGGTTGGCTTAATCCGAAAAGCGAACGAATAGAGTCTGCTAAATAACTTCCCAGATGCCTACCAATACTTTTCACTTCAATTTTCAACATACTTTTTTCTTTTAAATATTCCTTGCTTGCTAACAAAATTAAACTCTACCAATTCCCAGCCATCGGCGCCTAGCTCGTTTAGAAAGTCGGCGGTCCATTGCCCCTTAGCTTTTGGTGAAACTTTATATTCCCAGATCGTATTGGTCATAATCGGAATATCGACTTAATTTTATCTTTAATCTGTGCCGTAATAGTTTTTGGTTGCTCAGGATTAATGACAGGCTCAAGGCGGTGGGGGAGTGCTTCCTGGCTAATTATTAAGTCAGGATCCCGAAGCTGTTCTATACTGTAGCCGTTTACAGTCAGCTGCACATCGTGCTCCTCGAGTCTTTTTTGATACATTCTGAGCATGGATATAATGACGGTCTTATAGAGAATGTCGTCAATATCAATGCCGGCACTCCAGACAACCTTGCCGCTTTTATCTCGGGCATCAAATGAATAGTTGGGCATTTTTTAGTATAGGTAATTAATATTGATATATTTTGACTTGTGGTTTCCGTAAAATATTTTTTTGATATTCCCAGGATCCTTTTTCATTTGGCGGGCAATCTCAGCAAAGCTCATGCCGCCCCCTCTAAGATTCAAAATTTTGCGAACCATCTCACGATATTCGAGTATGTCCAAATATCTTTTGTCGTAGCTCTTATACTCAACATGCTTTTTAAATGTTGCGTATCCCGGGCTTCTTTTTTTCTCTATTTTTTTAGTCGGCATTGATAAGTGTTTTAATTGAGGGAATCGGCGCCTGAGCAACCACCGAGGATAATGTTAAGGCGTGGTATCTGAACCTTTCTAGCAAGTATGCAATTTCATGCATTAATATTTGAAAGTCGATCTTAGACCACTTTTCGCGAAGGTGACCTGCTTCCAAAAGCATGATATTTTTCACATGCAGCTTAGCGTTTTGATAGAGCCTATTAAGTTGCTGCTGAGTTATTTTTTCTGGTCCAGAAAACCAGTAATATCGTGGTTCATGATGCGAAACCACCGCTATTTTAACGTAAAACATTGTTGGGTTTTGCTTAATGATTATATATAAATCATAGCAAAGGTAAAATCAAAGTCAAATCAAAGTAATACAGTGTAAAATGGGGTAAGTTTTTACTTATCCACCACCCCCCTACCGCTTTTAAACAAAAAAACACCCCGGGGGAGCGGGGTATGGTAAAATATGCAAAAAGCCCAGTAAAATGCACTCCCCTACCCTGCTGAGGATCAGAAAATGCCACTTTTGAGATACATCGGGTCCGATAGGGGAGTGGTCACTATGGTATCACATTACCCCAACATAAATCAACCCCCAAACATAACTGATTATTACTCACCAATATCAACCAAATCAGTAATTAGTTGATATCAAATCACAGATATCAACTAAATATCCAAGCCCACTTTTTACCGGCAGTGCTAAAAACTTTTATAACGTATTCGTGACCTCAGCAATATGTTATAACCAATTCAAAAAGCATATTGTTGATATCAACAATATGCTTTTATTTTATTATTATCAGGCTGCATTCTGCAGATTCAACGGAAGTATGGCGGGGAGATTATTTGAGTTTATAAATCTTTTAAAACAATCAAAATGGTATACATCTTTAGTGCCTGGAATCTCTTTTTTACATTCTCCTGGAGCTATCAATTACTTACATTTTTTACAACGGGGAACCCACTTAAAAAACATAGAAACCTCCTATGGTGCCGACATCAATGTCGGTACCAAAAAACGACTATCGTTTTGGTATTCTCCGCATAGAAAATCTGCGCAAAAATCCGTGATATTTTTTCATAACTTCTCCTTTATTTTTTAGACCAGCAATGCTGACTCATGTACCACGATCTAGTGCCGCTTCGTACATAGAGCCACATCGCATAGTCCTCGTTACCCTTGAGGGTATAAATATCATATCCAAGTTTTTTACTTCTGGCAAGGTGTACCTTCAGATTAATTTGGTATTTGCCGACATCTCCGGTCCTGGATATCTTCACCTGTCCATCGGGCTTAAATTGATTACCGCCGCTTTCACACACCGCTATTTTTTCCATAATAGCCGGCACGACCGTGGTCGATTGTTTTTCTGGCTTTTGATCTTCCTTTAGTTTTTTAAAAACCTCTACCGGTTTTAGGGCCTCCTGCAGAGCTTTAATACTTACTTCAGGCTGCTTTCCTATGCTCAGGCGCTCTATTTCAAGCATTGGGCCGATATCCCGCCTCTCAGGGCCATTTTTGAGGTCTTGGCCATTAATTGGGACTATGGCCAACCCCAGACAAAAACCGACTAGGGCGTGCAAAAGATACTTTTTATTTTCCATAAAATTCGCTTACAAATTAAAACCGGACCATACAACAAAAAATGCTGCACCACGGTCCGGTATATAGCTTATATTCAGCGATAAATTTTATTTATTGTTCGGATTCGAAAATACGCTGGCGTGGGTTAAGTAGGATACCCCATACAGATACCCTGCCTGCATAAGTCCTGACCAAAGGCTTGGGTCAAGTATGTCGTGACCGGTCTCCCGGAGAATAACCGTTGAAATCACGGCGAATAGCGCGGCAACGAATCTCAAAAATCCGGTGCTGTCACTTGGCAGGGCTTGAATCTTTTTGAGCACATGAATGATTCCGCTGACTGCTACGCCAGCCACAACGCTGACTACGTAGGGGTTTTGGAGAAGATGAATTAACTGTTCCATTTTTTTATTTTTGTTTCTTAATAATAAAATAAGAAAACCGTGGTATAGCTATTATACCACGGTTTAGGGGTTATAAAATATTGTTATTCGCTCTTAAATAGCGTATGAGGCACAATATTAAATTTTGCCATTTGCTCAGCACTCAGGGTAATGACGCTATTGCTAGAGCCGCCGACGGCAAGGAATGCTTCCCAGTCAGCTACCGCAATTAAATTATTCGTGCCGATATTTACGTATACGGTCGGCTTGCCTGCCAATTGATATCCCAGTGTCATATCAGAAGATCCTTTTCGTTCGATCGCCATCACCATCATTTTGAATGGTATCTGATAATCGACGCTTAATGTTTTTTTATGGGGTGGGTACGAGTCCAAAACGACGTTATGATCCAAAGAGCACACGCAGTGGTTCGTATCTACGATGCCGCACCACTTAACCGGCGTAACATTCCATGGCGAACAGGTGCAGAGTGCAACATACAAGGGGCAGCTCTTAAGTGCCTGTTCTTCTGTCAGGTTGCCGATCCATTGGTAGGGCAAATCAATGTATTGCAGAAATTCTTTTCCGAGAGCAATTATACCCTCAGTCAGAAGATCTTTATTGTAGAATTCCTGGATATTTTTATAAGCTGTTGGACCAGGGAGCGTGCCGGCTGGCAGTAGACCATTCTTGCGGGCAGTATCAGCGACAATTTTTAGCCAGTTGCCATTTGCACCGGTACCAGCCATTATGCCAAGCACCTGAGGATCAAAACCAAAGCTGTCATTTTTAATGTACCCATTTTTTTCCGCCCACTGGATAAATTGGGCAGAAAGCCTGCCTTTGGCGCGCATAGCGTTCAGTTGAGTAGCCACTAGGTGGCAATACCCGAATCCGGTACAGTCAGAAGTATCATAGCCGTTTGGTTTGTTCTGCTGCTGACCAGGACACATATACGGCTGCCAATTTCCATCCGCCAGAATTTCCCGCAAAGCAAGATCGCCGAGGCGGTTGTTCTCTGATCCGAATACAAAATCAGATGCTGCAATTGGCTGTTCCGGAATAGTTAATCCGGTAAAAGATTTTGGCTCTAAGTCTTCCATAGTATATAAATTATTAAGGTTTAAGCTTGCTTAAAATGATCTGGTTTGCAGTCTGGAGCTGTATTGACTGCTTTTGCAGATCAAGTATCTGATCTTTTTGTTCCTTTAAATCCTGGACTATATCCTGGATATGCGCCTCGTGATTTTTATTTATATTGTCTACACTCTGCTGGATCAGGGCTATATTTTTATTAATCTCATCATTTGTCATTTGCTGCCGAATCTGCGGATTTTGGAGATATGTGAATACCCCCCATAAAATAAGCCCGAAACTAAATGCAATGCCAACCTCGCTACGAAACCAACGCTGATAAAGGGACAGATTTTTTTCTGGATCTTCTGTCATTTTATTTTTGTTTTAAATTTTTATTTTAGCTGTTTCGGATTTTCTTTTTCGCTTCTTCGTCAGCCTTATCTAGCTCGGGGTTGTAGCTATCGATTTGTGCCGTAATCTGAACCAGCTGGGGGCTTAAGATTACCGGGACGCCAACTATTTGGCAACGGTACTTTTTACAGAGCTCTTTGTATTCTGCCATAAATTGAGGCAGTACATGCTCAAGGCGCTTAATCTCTATCTTTTGCTTTTCTTCATTGCTAACATGTGATCCGGTCATTTTTATTTATCCTGTAACAAATTCTGCTGTTCGCAGATATTGTTAAATTCATTAATTATTCCTTGCATTTCTTCTATGTTCACAAAGAGCCGGCCAACTACAGTGCCAGCTTCGTCTTTTGCGTATATAGCAAAATCGGTGCTGTTGTTTGAGACGACGATGTGTCGCTCCTGAGGTATTGGGTTTGGATTAATTGGTGTCGCCATATTTTTAAGCTATTGCCAAATAAGCAAATGTGGCAGTATTCGAGGCCGGTGATCCAACCTTGGTGAATGTAAGCGTAAAGCCGTCATTATCCAAAGTTTTGACAATAGCCGTCTGGCTGCCATTGCCGCCAGATAAGTACACTATATTGCTCGTTTGAACGCTCGCGCTAAATTTGGCGTCAGAGCTTGCACTGTTAACTTCAGTCACCCCGAGGGCAAATCCATTTTCTCCAGCAAGGCTAAAACCTCCGGTGAATGCATCAAGAACAGTACTATTATCAAAAGTACCAGCTCCCATTATAAATAACAGTCTTGGTTTGAAGCCGACTCCGGTAATTGCCTGGTCGCCGCTTGCGGTGTTTACGTTTCGGGTAAAGCTGCCAGTTTTAATACTTGCTCGCTTACCCATTATGATCATCTGGGTGCCATCGTATTTGAATACGGCAATATCTCCGGCAAGCAGGGTATCGCTCGGTGGATCCTCCACGCCGCTGCCATCGCTTTTGATTTGTTTGATATTTTTGGCGCCGATACCCGATACTTCCAAAGTGCATGGTCCAACATTGTTCACGTCGATCTTTACCGCGAATGTATCGCCAGCAACATATGTTGTAATTGCCGGGGTTGGGGTAATGGCATATGCGTCAGTACCAACGGCGCTTGCTCCATATAGCGCTGAACCCTTGGTTATTCCATTAAGGTCAGTAGCAGGCACCGGATCACCCGCTGCATAAATTTTTCCCATAAAATTAAGTTAAGGTGACCGTATAATCGATCGTTAATGTTGTAACGGTATCTTTCGTAATGTTAACTGCGATTCTGCTAAACAAGGTACCGCTATTTGCCGTGCCGGTTGCGTTCATAAAAATACCAGCCTCTTTAATGTTGACACTCCCGCTTGGAGGATACTCAGAAGCGGTATAGAACGCGGTAGCGTAAGCGATATTGTTGCTGTTTGTCTCAGAAGAAATTGCTTTTCGGTACGTTTCGGTCTGCAGCTGAGTGTCTCCGTTGGCGGGTGCGTTTGTTCCGGTACCAAGCGAAGTGTAATTAAGTCTCATGCTGGCTGGACTTGGGGATGCATTCGTAAGCCAGTTGGCAATAGCAGCCCGACCGACCGTTGGTATCAAATTTTCAGCTACCAACTCTTCAACCTTGCAAATATCATTAAGCTGTCTAACCAAATGCATGAATGGCTGGCCAAGCTTAATAAGGCGCTCAATCTGCTGGTGAAGATCCCACTGTTTTTTGCTTTCTAGTCTCGCAAGACTAAATTTATAGATTCCTTTGAATCCGACATCTTGCTTTTTTGTACGAAATAGTTTTTCCATATTTTTATTATACCACTCTAGAATGCATATTTAAGACAACAAGCTGCCGTCCAAAATAAATTGTCGCTTATGATCAGCACCGTTTACCGAGACTGTCGGGACATATGGTCCGAGAACAAATTCGGTCGCGTAATTACCCGGCTGAACAAATGTTGCTTCTGTTGCTGTAATTGTCTCGGCTTGGGGGTTGTGCGTGATTGAAACAGTGGTGCTTTCCGCAAAACTAATAGACTCAGCCTGCGTATAAATTTTCTGGATGATTTCATCCAAATCAATTGAGCTATTATCGGCAGCGCTTGATACCAGCAATTTATTAAGAAGGTCAACCAATGTTAGATCGTCGGTGCCAACTGCAGAAACATCATACCGAAAAGAATTTGGCGTATGCATCCTGGTAGTAATGCGCTGTATGACAAATTGCAGATCAATGTTTCGGATGACACTGCTGATTTGCATAATCTGGCCAGCCCTTAAACCGTCGACTCTTGTTGTAAATGTTGCCTGCCGGTTTGGCTGGGCATATTTGACCAACTCGCTATTCATTCGGTCGGATGCTGCGGTAATCGAGATAATAGATTTGTCCACGATTAAATACTGGTGTTCGCCCCATTGGGCAATACTTGCTGCATCTGCCTGCTCAGCCAAAAGAGGGAATACCGGGGTTCCGGTATATTTGACAATGTCTCCAACGGCCGGCTTGCTGGCATCGGGGAAAATTAAAAGACCCTGGTTGCGATTATACAGCGTGTCGAAGCTTGCCGGATTGTCTACCCCATCAATACCTACGGTAAGACCGCTAAAGCTTGTTGGCGAAGCCGCTAGGGCTTTCTGGACCACAATACCAGTAAGGTCATACCCAACAAAGAATACGACCTGCTTGCCGTCGGCGACTTGCTGGTCAGTTACGGTAGTTCCAAGTTCTTGACCTCCGCGAAGATAAATATGGTTGCGAAGTTGGCTTAGATCCTGCTCGATTTTTAAACTGTGGAAATTATAATTCTGGTTTGTGTCGGTAAGGTTGAATGGCGCGGCATTGGTACTGACCTTAAATACGTGGATATCTTTTGCGTAATCTATGTACCAACCGTAATCAGAACCCAGGGCTTGGCAGAGTTTCTGCAGCGCAGCGGAAACGGTTACATAGTTGAATTTGATTTTATCAACAGTATCGGGAGCGACGACATTCGTTCCGGTGATACCATCACCCGCCGTAGTAAAATTGGTAATTATATCGGCTACGATATCGTTCCCGGTCATGCCGTCATATTCTTTTGCGACCAAATGACGATCAAGTAATTCGCTGTAGTCCTTACACGTTACATTCAGGCTGAGGGCAACACCCTCGATATCTTCATCGAGGGCTGTCACTATTCCGCCAAAAACAATCGTGGCGCCATTATAAAGCTCGATGGTGTCATTAAGTGACGGACGCCATGTTTTGGTGCCATAGTTGCGAACCGCGAAGTTTAGGGTGTCCGGTTCTTTGGTTAGAACCTCCTGCTTAACGACGCTCTCCCAGGCGACCTGATTGCTCTTATCAACTCCATTGCATTTTAAGACGATTGCCATACTAAGTTCCTAGTCGATTTTTAAGTTGTAATTTTTTAACGATCATATTGCCGATTTTTTCGGCAGCAAAGGTATCAAGCAGGGTATTACCGCTAATATTAATGGTTAAGCTACCACCGCCGGCTCCTAGTGCCTCGTTTGGCGTAATATTCCCGCTATTGGTTGGCGTAAATAGCTCCGGACCATTTTCACCTACCAAGTAGGTCGTTCCGCTGTCTACTGAGCCACCTATTGCGCGTCCGCCACCGTATCTACCACCAAGACCAAATGAGAATGTGCTACTGGCAGAAGCCGCAGCCTTAATTGAGGCAGTAAGCCTATCATAGGCAGCTATCTCGGCATTGACCGCGTCTAGGGTCAATTTTTTAGTATTTTCTGTTTGGGTCTGGCGGAATTTTTCTCCCTCGGCAATTGCGTCGTTTATGGTTTTAATTTTCGCGGCGTACAGCTTGACTTCATCATCCCTGGCTTTTTCCTGCGCTGCTTTTTCCTGCGCTATTTTTGCCAATTTCTCTTTGAGCTCAAGCTGAAACTCAACTACCTTCGCATTAAAATCAGTGGTTTCCTGAATTCTTTTTTGTTGCTGTACTAAAAGCTCCTGCTGCAGCTCATTCATCTTCTCATCGAATTGCTGTTTTGCCAGGGTTCGCTTGGTATTAAAATCATTGATTGCCCGCTGCAGGTCAGTTTGCTGGGAGCGCCTGCGTTCAGCGTCAACCGTTCCCTGCATTGATTTTATAAAATCAGCATTGTCATTAAGCGTTGCCTGCTCCTTGTCGATTCTGGCCTGTAAGTTTCCGATCTCCCGCTGGTCCGTAGTATTGCGCAGCTTGCTTTTTGCATCCTCGATATTGTTCTGGGTGTCGATGATCTGTTTAGCAAGATTGTTAGAATCTTCGTTTGCGGTATCGTTAAAAGCCTGCTGCAGCTCTTTGATTTTTGCAGTGGTGTCAGATATGGATTTGTCGATGCCAGAAAGCGCGTTGTAGTTTTGCTGGCGAAGATTGTCCATTGCAATCGCGCCCTGTCTGGATGCAAGGTTATACTGCTGGGTTAGATCAGTAAGTTTTTCGTCGATGGACTTGATTTTTGTATTGTGTGCAACCTCAAGATCAGTTAACTGTTTCTGGGCTTCCTGCCCGAAATCTTTATAGGCGTCAGACAAATCTTTTAACTTGTTCTTCATCCCCGAAGCAGAATCGCTACCCTTAGCGAAATTGCTTTCACCGGAAACTCCGCTTCCGATATTCACCGTGGGAACGCTTTTAAAAATACTGTCTAAAGCAGACCCAATATCAAATGCGCTGATTTTTGTAGCCGCTGCGGTATCCGATACTTTCGCCTTAAACTGATCGAGTACGCTGGTATCAATATTCAGCTTTGGTATATTCGTCCCGGCAACTTTATTGATCCCTTCAGTTACCAAATTAATGCCGTCTTGCAAAACTCTGGCACCGCTGGCTGCTATGTTAACGATACCATTCCAGGCATTTTTTACGATATCCTGCATTACCAGCCACAGGTCGGACCAGTTGCCGTTAAGCACATCGGTTGATATGCGAAAAATATTTCCGACAATCTTAAATCCGTCGGTAAGAATAATGGCTATTCCCGAAAATGCATCTTTTAAAATATTTAAAATTGTTTGACCGTGTACCTGCCAGATGGCAACAATATATCCCCAAATTTCAAGTGCTGCAGCCCTGAATGCGTCCCAAACTGGAAGCACATTTTCTAGGATCCACTGGAAGGCAGCGATGGTCTTGTCTCTAATGCCGTTGGTGTTGTTATCCCACATCGCCTGCAGATTATCCCAGGCTGAATTGAGATCATTAACCCACTGACCCATTAAGCTGATAACCTGCTGCAGGCCCGCAGCGATAACACCGCCAACCTTTTCCTGAAAGCTATCAAAAACATTAGTCAGATGAGCCCATGCTCCGCTAAATGTGTTGAGTTGCGCAAGAGC